CTGATTTTCAGGTCAGCAAAGCACCGTCCACTCGGCTTAGTCTGAGTGGACGGATTTCAACCTAAACCGAGGTCAATATGAATACCAAACTCATTGCTCTAGTTCTGATTGCAATCGGCACCGTGCCTGCAATCACTGCAGAAGTTGCCGAAGGCGCCGCTTTTGAAGTTCCGTCTGACCAGGCTGAACTGCTGCTCACCAACGGCATGGCAAAACTTGCCGAAGATCCGCCCGCAAGCAAAGTCAAATCCACTCGCGCACGCCTTTTGCAAGACTGTGCATATGGCGCCTGCAACGATGTGGCAGACATCCCCAACACCGAGTTGAAACAACTCAAAGCTGATGGCGTCATTGATGACAACAAAGAAGCCGTGGCTTATGCCATGAGTCTGAAAAAGCCAGCCGCTTGATTGCGGCTGTTTTGTGAAGCATCTTGCAACCAGTTTGCAGGGTGCTTTGCAAAGCACCTCAAAGTCAAATCATGTCCACCATCAAAATCACCGACACGCCAAGCGCATCCGAATGCGTCACGCTTGCAGAGGCCAAGGCACACCTGCGCGTGGACGTGAATGATGACGACTCGCTTATTTCCGCATTGATCACGGCCGCACGCCAAGATGCAGAGTTCAGAATGCAGCGCACCCTGGTGGAGACTGTGTGGGAGCGGCATTTGGATGCATTCCCATCAAGCGGGTGCATGCGTCTGCACTATCCGCCAATCGCCTCCATCACGCATGTCAAATATTACGATGACAGTGAGACGCTTCAGACACTGGATCCCGCATCTTATGTGCTCGATGTGGCAAGCGAGCCAGGTAGATTGGTATTGGCCTATGGAAAAAGTTGGCCATTCACCTATTGCCGGCCCGGTGCTGTGCAGGTTCGCTATGTGGCCGGTCTTCCTATTGCCGACAAGGCCAATGTTCCTGAAATCATCAAGGCCTGGATTAAGTTGCGCGTGGGAACTTTGTACGAGCATCGCGAAGAGATCGCGCTTGGCGTCACAGTCGAGGAAATTCCATTTGTTGACCATCTGCTCAATCCATTCAAAATTTGGAGCGTGTGATGCGCGCTGGCACCCTTGATAAACGCGTTGCACTACAGCAGCCAATCGTGACACGCGATGACTATGGGCATGAGGTCATTACCTGGCAGACGGCAGCCACCGTTTGGGCCAACATTCAAACTCTGCGAGGCCGTGAATACTTTGCCGCTGCAGCTGTACAAAAAGAGCTCACCCTCAAAATCAAGATACGGCATAGAGCGGATATCTCAAACACCTGGAAAGTGGCCCACAAAGGCGTCACCTACAACATTGAAGCGGTGATTCCATTGGGCCGCCAAGAGTATCAAGAACTTATGTGCAATGAACGCAGTAACCATGTTGGCGAATGAATCTCGGTGAGATCGTCAATTGCAATCAGGAGAATCCGATGCAACTCAAGAAACCAGCATTGCTCAACAATCTTGCCTCAGCCAAATTGGCCGAGCAGCCGATACCGGCCAGTCGCCTCTACATATTCGCCAAGCACTGCACCAACAGCCACGGATCATTTCAAAAAGGCGACAAAGCCAGAGGCGCATTTGCCCCTGAATTGATCGAAAGCTATCTTGCGGCCGGAATCTTGATCAAGGCGCCGCCAGTCAGCACCCCAGAGGCCGACGATGTCTGAAACCCGCATTGAGGGCCTTGCTGACCTGCACAAAGCACTTCAGGATTTGCCAGGAAAAATCGAAGGCAACATCATGCGCGGCGCCCTTCGCGCCGGTCAAAAGGTCTTTCAACAAGCCGCTCAACAGGCTGTTCCAGTTGATCAGGGTGATCTGCGCAAAAGCATCAAGATCAAATTCAAAGGCAGAAGTCAAAAATATGGATGGGTGCGCATGCACCTGCAGGCCGGCGACAAGGTGGCCTGGTATGCCCACTTGATTGAATACGGGACAGCAAGCTACTACACAGGAAGCGGAAAAACTGTAGGCGGGCCATATCCGATCAAGCCCAAAAAAGCCAAGGGTTTATTTTTTGGCGGCCAGGTGCATGCCGGAACAATTCATCCAGGCATCAAGCCTCAACCCTTCATGCGCCCAGCGCTCGATGGAAATCAAACCCAAGCCCTTGAGGCAACGGTTGAATACATCAAAAAGCGTCTACCGCGTGAAATTGCAAAGCTCAACAAATGATTGAATCCATTATTCAAACGCTGTTGAGCGTGCCAAGCATTCAAGCCGTGGTAGGCCCATGCATTGCCTTGCAACAGCTCCCACAAAATACAGCATATCCCGCCATCGTTCATCAAATCGTCAGCAGTGAGCCGCTGGAGATGTTGTGCGCACCGGCAACGACCTATAACTCCAGGGTGCAAATCAATCCAGTAGCCGCCGACATGGGAACAGTCAATCAGTTGCATGCCCTGATCAAGGCCGCACTGGAAAGCGATACCGCTCGAATGGCGGGGTCGCGCCGGGTTATCTCTTGCCGACAGCAAGGGTTTGGACCGGCCACCAGGGATGAATTTACAGGTATGTGGACCAAATCAGCGGACTACATCCTGCGTCACGAATAAGCGAGCATTTCGCTTTGGCCGCCGCCTTCGGGCGGTTTTTTTTGCCCGCTTTGCGGGTTTTTGTCTTAAAGAGGAACCCTCAATGAACTACTCAGGCTCCGGCACTTGCCTTTCCGTTAGCGCAGCTGCTCCCGCAACCCATGACGCCACCGGCTTTGCAGCCCTGACCTGGACACAGGTCGGTGAGCTCGAATCCATCGGTGAATTCACCATCAACCATGCCACGGTCAACTTCACCAATTTGTGCACCGGAAAAACCTCCGTGGCCAAAGGCGCTGAAGAAGCCGTGACTGTTGCAGTTGGTGTGGCACTCGATCGTGATGATGCCGGTCAGACTCTCATGACCACCGCACGCAAATCACTGACTGCCGTCTACAGCTTCAAGATCCAAGAAGCCAACGGCGACATCGTGTATTTCCGCGCTCACGTCATGAGCGAGCGCATCACTGGCGGCTCCGGTGTCAATGACACCAAGATGGGCGGCTACAGCCTGGGCGTGAAAGCGCCCAGCACAGGCGATACGGCCGTTGTTGTCAACGCGGTCTGATGCGCATCATTTTGGGAACAAGGCTCATGCCTTGATCCCATAACACAGCACCGACTCTGGCCGGTTCTCCTCCTTTTGCGGGTGGAGGCCGGTCAGAGCACGGGCAATTTAAACCACCCGCAATAGGAAACCATCATGAGCTTTAACCTCAAAAAAATCAGAACGCTCGAACAGTTTGAAATCGAAATAAAAGACGAGCAAGGCACCGGTACCGGCGTTATCTTCACTCTGGCGGGCCCCAATCATCCCGTGCGCCGACAGGCCCAGCTTGCGGCAAATCGCAAGATGATTCAGCAGGCCAACAAGACGGGAAAGGTTGAATTGCCGGACCCCGAGGACAGTGAGGCTGAGCGCTTCAAAAACTTGGCCGCAGCAACCCTGGGTTGGCGTGGTTACAGCGATGACGCCGGACAAGCGGTCCCATTCTCTCAACAAGCCGCGCATGAGCTGTATGTCGATCCAACCATGTTGTGGTTAGTCGATCAAGTTGAAGCCGCCATGGGCGCAAAAGACCGTTTTACGAAGCGCGCCGACAACAACTGACCGATGAACTCTGCAGCTATGCCAGACAACTGGCATGGTTGCAGCAAACCCCCGAAAAAGCAGGCAATGCAGAAGATCCGGACAAAAAAAGCCGACTTGAGCGTTTGATCGAATCCAAGGCGGAAGTTCCACTGCCACCTGTTTCGGCGCGCTATCTATTGGGGTGGTTGTCCGATCTTGGATGGGCTCAGTCAAATGGCATGGCAGCCACGCCTTTGAGCGCATGTGAAATGAAGGCCTGGTGTGAACTCGCCGAAATTGAGCTTGAGGCCTGGGAATTTGAGGCTCTGCGGTCTGCCAGCCGGGCCTATTGCGCACAAAGCGCACTCAAAGATGTATTCCCGCCCTGGCAACAGGAAAAAGACGGCAACAAGCCAAAAACCAGCATTGCGGGCAAGTTCAAAACCTTGGCCAACATGCTCAACAGGAAAAACTGATGCAAATCGGAACCCTCACGCTGGAGATGGCCGCCAACGTGGCTCGCCTGCAGCAAGACATGCAGCACGCACGAAAAGTGGTGGACGATGCGTCCTCCAATATTCGTCGCGCAGCAGATCTTGCCACCAAGGCCCTGGGCCTGCTGGGGGTTGGCTTGTCCGTGAATTGGGCCAAAAACCTTGTCATGGGAAGCATTGAGGGCGCGGCCGCACTTAATGATCTCGCCATCCAGGCAGGCGTAACCGTTGAATCGCTGAGCGCCTTGGCATCTATTGGTCGACTGAGCGGACAAAATGCCGAAAGCATTGCTTTGTCCATGAATCGTCTGACCCGATCCTTGAGCAGCGTCACGGAAGAAGGCAAGGGCGCCGGGTTTGCCTTGCAGGCTATGGGGCTGGACATCCGAGAGTTTCAGCAACTCTCGCCAGATCAACAATTCAAAGTCTTGGCCGACACCCTGAATCAATTTCAGGACGGCAGTGGAAAAGCCGCCGTCGCTATGGCCTTGCTGGGCAAGGAAGGCGCCAAGATGCTTCCTATGCTCAAGGATCTGGCGCTGGCTGGCGAGATCCAGGCCAAAGTCACCACTGAACAAGCCGCAGTGGCTGACAATTTTTCAGACAACCTGGTGCGCGCCAAGGCAACCAGCGAGGCCTGGCAAAAGCAATTGAGCATGGGCATGGTGCCCGCCATGGATCTTGCCACCCAGGCATTTCTGGACATCATGAATGGCACTGGCGGCATTCGGGACGAAATCGCCAAGCTCAGCAAGGATGGCACCATCACGCGCTGGACCAAATCAGCCATCATTGGCCTGAGCTATGTGGCTGATGGCGTGCAATTCACGACGCGCGTTTTTGGCGTGCTTATCACAACGCTGGGAACATTGGCTCTCGGCGCATATGAATTGGCGCAAGGAAATTTTGCGCGCGCAGGCAAGGCGTTTTCAAATGGGTGGACCGAAGTCACCACCATGTTTGATGACAAGATGCTGGGCCAGCGTTTGCGCGATCGCATGAAAGAGATTGAGGCTACCGCACAAGTTGCCGAAGCCGCCAAACCGGTATTGGACGCCTCAAAGCTCGACATCAAAGCTCAAGAGGCCGCAGCCAAAGCTGCACAAAAGCTGGCGGAAGAGGCTGAAAAATTGGCGCAAAGCGGCGCGAATTTGTATGCCAGCCTCACTTTGGTCGACGGCGGCCTTTCGGGCGACTTCATGGAAAAGTGGAACAGCCTCAACGCCGCCTACAAAGCCAACAAAATCACGTCAGATGAACTGATCCTCGCGCAAAAGCTGCTGCTGGATCAACAGCCCGCCATGAAGAAAGCGCTCGAAGATCGCGCCAAGCTGGAAAAGCAGATCAATGATGAGCGGGAACGCACATTGGCCGAGGCCTGGAAGCAAGTTGACGTAATCGAAGCACAGGCAAAACAGCAAGAGATGGCCAATGCCGTATTCGGTAAAGGCAAATCAGCACTTGCCGAATTGACCCTGGCTGAAATGGAGAGCCAACTGGCCGCGCTTGAGGCGACTGAAAACGTCATTCCAGGCTATATCCGCGCCCTTGAGTTGCGGATCAATGCTCAAAAATCGTTGATCAAAGCCATGAAGGAAGGCGAAGTACTCGACGCCAACCAAAAGGCCGCACAAAAGGCAGCTGACGAATGGGAGCGCACGGCCAATAAGATCAACGACAGCATCGTGGATGCGCTGATGCGCGGTTTTGAATCTGGCAAGGATTTCGCCAAAAACATGCGCGACACCATCGTCAACATGTTCAAGACCATGATTTTGCGCCCCGTGGTGCAAGCAATCATCAGTCCAATTGGCGCAGGTGTCGCTTCCGCTTTTGGCGTCTCCGGCGCGCAAGCTGCGGGTTTATCAACATCCTCTTTGGGCATGATCGGCACCATCAAAAGCGTGTACGACAACATTGTTGGCGGTTTTGCCATGCTGGGCGACAAGGTGGCATTTGCTGCGCAGGACATTGGCGCCTGGCTGGTCAACAATACCACGGGCGTTTTGAATCAGGCGGGATCTTCGCTCATGTCTTCGGCGGGCGCATTGGGCACTGCGGCATCGTATGCGGGCGGCGCTTTGGCCGGGTACGGCATTGGCACGGCCATCAGCGGCCAATACGCAGCATTCGGCAACAAGAACATTGCTACCGTCACAGGCACGGCCATTGGCGCCGTCATTGCTGGTCCCATTGGCGCGGCCATCGGCGGTGCCATTGGCGGCCTGGTCAACCGCGCATTTGGCATGGGAGCCAAGGAAACGCAGGATTACGGCCTATCAGGTCAATTCACAGCCTCAGGGGCCAACTTGAGCCAGTACAGCCGCTGGTACCAAGAGGGTGGGTGGTTCCGCTCCGACAAATCCGGTACCGACTATGCGGCCATCAATGCAGAGCTTGGGAAATTTCTCAATGGCGCCGTCGGCATGACCACCGCAGCCACTCGGGCCTATGCCAGCGCCATCGGCCTGAGCGCCGAAGCGGTCAACGGGTTCTCCAAGTCGATCAGCATCAGCCTCAAAGGCCTGGACGATGCGGCCAAAGAAAAAGCGATTGCAGCGGCCATCACGGGCTTTGGTGATGCCATGGCCCAAACGGCCTACGGCGCAACGCTTGCCGTGTTTGCAAAAGAGGGCGAATCGGCCTCCGTCACCCTGGCTCGCCTTGGCAATAGCCTGATGGCGGTCAATCAGGTGCTCGGCACCCTCAACCAGAATCTTTTGGCCACCAGCGCCTCTGGCGCTGATGCTGCAAGCAAGCTGCTTGACCTGGTTGGAGGCACCGAAGCCTTCGCTTCGCTGACCACCGCCTACTACCAAGCGATCTACACCGAAGAAGAACGCCTGGCCAAAACGCGAGAACAGCTCTCTGGCGCATTTTCTTCTGCCTTTGGTGGGGCAGCCCTTCCCCGATCCCTGGCGGCCTACAAAGCCCTGGTGGAGGCTCAGGATCTCACCACCGAAGCGGGCAGGCAGCAATATGCCGTCTTGCTGCAATTGGCCCCGGCCTACGCGGAAGTGACAAAAGCCTCCATGGCCAGCGCTGAAGCCGCCCAAAAGGAGGCTCAAAGCAAGGTTGAGGCTCTGCGAGCCAGCGGCAAAAGCATCAGCGAGTGGATTGCCACGTTGCGAATCAGTGCGAGCACTCCAGCTGTTTCTCTGACCACTGCTCGCGGCCAGTATTTGCAAGCGCTGAATCTTTCACGCGCCAATGATCAAGCCGCACTGAGCTCGATCACAAGCGTTGCCGAGCAGTACATCGAAGCCGCCCGCAACCAGGCCACAAGCCGATCCCAGTTTGCTGCAATTGTTGCCCAGGTCAGCACGGAGGTCTCATCTTTACCAGCCGTGAAGGGCTATCAGCAAGAGACGCTAGACGCGCTGACACTCATCAAGGAAACCATCGGTCTGGTAGGCGGGGAGCAATTGACCGCACTAGGCCTGGTCGATGGATCCGTGGGTGATGTGTCCGAATACAGCAGCGGAACGATGGAGAACACCGCATCGGCACTCAAGGCGGCAACTCGTCAAATCGAAGCATTGGTGTTCATGAACAACGATGGTCTTATGGCCGTTTCAAAGAACACAGCCGCCACTCTGGATTACTTGAAGCCGATGACGGACTACCTTAAAAACATCGACGCTTCTACAGCCAAAACAGCAGCCAATCCTGTGGTGGTCAACCAGTCAAGCGGTGGCGGTGGCCTCATTGGCAAGGTGTTGAACTTCTTTGGCTTTGCCTCTGGCGGAGTGTTTGGTGGTCAAGGCATTTACAACACGCCAACACCATTCATGTTCAATGGCGGCCAACTCGGCGTCATGGGCGAAGCTGGCCCCGAGGCTGTTCTGCCATTGGAGCGCCTGGGCGATGGATCCTTGGGTGTTCGCGCATTGCCAACCTACATCTATCCCCAACAAACCTCCTCCGACTCAAGCATCTACATGGCCGCTCTTGTCGTCGAAGTGGCAGCGTTGCGGGCAGAAGTTTCCGAGTTGCGGCTGGAGGCCAGGGCAACGGCAGCCAACACAGGGAAATCGCAGCGACTCTTGGAGCGCGTCACCTTGAATGGCGATGCAATGCAAACAGTGGTCATCGCTTAAGAGGACAGCATGAAAGTCATCAAGCCAACCACTTTTGACGAAACGGCACACCTGGTCAGCAGCAATGCCATTGAGGTTTATGCTGCCTATAACGCGGCAACAACATACTCCAAGTCAACAAGAGTTGATTACGGCGCGCACATCTATGAGAGCCTGGTCAACAGCAATCTTGGAAATCAGCCCGATATCAGCCCGACATATTGGGTGCTGGTTGGCCCTGACAACAAGCACGCCATGTTTGATGACCAAATCAGCACGGCAACTATCAGCACCACCCCGCTGATTGTGGTTGTCAAGCCTGGACTGATGAATAGCCTGGCGCTGCTTGGGCTGGTTGGCAATCAGGTGGTGATTGCAATCACAGATGGGGCTGGAGGGCCAACTGTCTACAGTAAAACTGTCAACTTGGATGGCAGTTATGTGTATGACTGGTACATGTATTTCTTTGAGCCATTCACTCAAATTGGCGAGGTTGTTTTTACTGATATCCCGCCTTACAGCAACGCAAGAATGACCGTGACGTTATCAGGCAGCGGAAATGTGGCCATGGGGCAGCTGTCATTTGGAACTTTCTACGAGCTCGGAGATTCCGAAGCCGGCGCCACCGCCGGAATCATTGATTACAGCCGCAAGGACACCGATGAATTCGGAGTGACCACCTTTGTCAGGCGAGCATTCAGCAAGCGCATGACCCTGCGCATGATGCTCGATGTTGTCCAGATGAACAAAGTTCATCGCGTCCTGACAGATCTTCGCGCCACACCAGCCATTTGGATCGGCGAAGAAGGAGAGTCATACCAACCGCTGGTGGTCTCTGGCTTTTATCGAGATTTCACGATCGACGTGGCCTATCCAACCAAATCCTTTTGCTCACTTGAAATTGAAGGACTGACCTGATGCCAATCACCGCACTACCAACGCCTCCAAGCCGAAGCGACCCAACCAACTTTGCCGCACGTGGCGATGCGTTTATGAGCGCACTGCCCACGTTTGCAACTGAAGCCAATGCGCTTCAGGCCGATGTCAATGCAAAGCAAATTGCCGCAGCAGCCAGCGCATCAGCAGCTCAAGCAGATCGGATCCTTGCCAACGATGCAGCAGCCGCCGTTGCCGCACAAAGCCCCATTGCCAATGCCCAGGCCGCTGCCAACAGTGCCGCGCAAGCTGCCATTTATGCCAGCCAAGCGCAAGCAACCAACCCGGACAGTCCAATCAGGCTGAACCCCAGCACGATCACTTCCGATTTCACCGTGGCGGGCGGCTACAACGCAGCCAGCACCGGCCCAATCACCATTGCGGATGGCGTCACTGTCACCGTTTCTGATAACGCAACCTGGAGCATCCAATGAGCAACTTAATCGCACGCGAAGTCCGCACCCCGGACGGTTCACCCGTCAACTTCCCTTATGGCATCCGCATTGGCTCAGCCGGTGGCGCTGGCATCGTCAACAACATTGGTGTTCCAGGCCAGCAAGGCTTCGGCGTTGGCATCGCGCCTGAGCTGCCGTCTGGCATGGCAAAACTGTATGGCACCGAAGACCCGGCCAGCCAAAATTACGGCAACTATGTCTACACCGATGGCTCGGTCATGGTGTACGTGCCCGCCTTTTATTACAAGGTCGGCACCGGCGCAAACGGCCTCGCCATCAACGTGATTGATGTCAAGCCATTTGCCACTTATGCCAGCGTGGCCGATGCCAATGCCGCTGGTTATGCGCTGCACCGCGCCTTCTACAACAACGGCACCATCCGCCCTGGTGTTTTCGTTGACAAGTACCTTTGCTCGAACAACAGCGGTGTTGCCAGCTCGCTCAAAAACGGCATCGTGCTGTCCAGTGCGCAGCGCGGCTCCATTGCGGCCACAGCGTTTTCGAGCCTGACCGGCGCACCGGCCAACGCTTTCTATGGAGCCATTGCAGCCGCGAAAACCCGTGGATCAAACTTCTTTTGCTCCAGCATCTTCATTTTCAAAATGCTGGCCTTGCTGTCCACCGCCCATGGCAGTGCCAGCACCTCCACCACATTCAATGCCTGGTACTCAAGCGGCTCCACCAACTTCCCCAAGGGTTGCAACAACAACGCCCTTGGCGATGCGCAAGACGCCACCATTGCCTATGTCAACGATGGCAACGGAACGTACAACTGTGGCAAAACCGGATCGGCCAACTTCATGGCGAAAACCGCGCACAACGGCCAAATGTGCGGCGTGGTTGACCTCAACGGCATTGTTTGGGAAATCACCCCCGGCCTGACGCAAAGCGCAAGCGATCCATCAACGGGCCGCTTCTATGTCCTCAAGACCTCGGCCAACATGGCAGCCGTCACGGGCGGCAATTCGCTGGCGACCGATCTTTGGGGCGCAACCGGCCTGGCTGCCCTGTATGACGATTTGGGTGTCATGAACAGCTTTACCGGCTACGCCGTCAACTTCAGTGACCGCGCCATCACCATGGGCAGCGCAAGCCAAGTGCTGAGCAATGCCACCAGTGGCACCGCTTGGCAAATGACTGCGGCGGGCATCCCCCTGGTCTCTGGAGGCTCCAACCAGTTTGGCAATGACATCCTGTATGACTACAGCACAGCGGACATGTGTCCGGGTTGTGGCGGCGGCTGGGACAACTCGTCGGATGCGGGTGTCTGGTCGTTGAATCTGAACGTTTCGCGGGCGACCTCGAGCGGTTACTGCGGGTTCCGCTCGGCCTTGTATCTTTGAGGCCTGAGCGATAGCGATGGGCCTTCATGATGAAGCAAAGCTGGATGCCAAATTCACGGAATTTGCCAAGCAAATGAACCTGTATTTGAACCACTTTCCGAAGCACGAAAAATACGGGCTTGCGCAGGAAATCAGGCGCAAGGCGTATGAGTGCTACGGCCTCATCGTGGAGGCTCAAAAGCGCTATCACAAGAAAACCACGCTCACGAATCTGGACATTGCGCATGAGCAATTGCGCATGTTCATCCGATTGGCGTTTGAGCTGGGTTATTTCAGCTTCAAGGATGGCGAACAGGCCAAGACCAAGCCCATGGGCATGGCTGAGCATCGGTACATGGCAATCAGCCGCATGGTTGATGAGCTGGGCCGAATGATCGGTGGCTGGCTCATGTTTGAGCGTGAGCGTGAGGCCACGCCATCAAAGCCAGAAAAGGCAACCCGGATGGCCGGGGCAACCGGGGAGGCGTCTTGACATGTGTCCGAATTGTGGCGGCAACTGGGACAACTCGTCGAATGCGGGTGTCTGGTCGTTGAATCTGAACAATTCGCGGGCGAACTCGAACGATAACTACGGGTTCCGCTCGGACTCGGAATCACCTCGTACCACGCAAGTGGATGGTGGATCCAAGGGAGACGATTTCCCGCGATTGGGGCAACCCAGCGCGAAATCTGCCGCACACCTCTTTCCTAGTAGCGGCCAAATGGCCGTCGAAAGCCTGGGGGTTGCATCTTGAAGCGCATTGGCAATTTGTTCGATCAGGCTTTCAGCCGTGAATCCCTGCATCAGGCATGGATTGATGCCAGCCATGGGAAGATGAAAAAGCGGGCCTGCCTTGAATTTTCTCGCCGCCTGGCCAGCAATCTTGATGCTTTGTATGACGAGCTCAATCAGGGCATATACAAGCCCATGCCATACATTGAGTTTCATGTGTATGAGCCCAAGAAACGGATTATTTACGCGCCCGCATTTCGCGACCTGGTCGTGCAGCATGCAATTTATCGACTGGTGTATCCCATCTTCAATTCAGGGTTCATCGACCAATCCTTTGCCTGCCGACACGGCAAAGGAACTCACAAGGCCGCCGACTATGCCCAAGCCTCACTGAGGTCAGTAGATCCGAAAACCTGTGTGATGAAGCTGGATATCAGAAAGTTTTTCTACCGAATCGACAGATCGATTTTGCGCGTACTGATTGAGCGCCGAATCAAAGATCGCCGTTTCGTTGGCGTCATGCTTCAGTTTGCCGAGTATGGACATCCCAAAGCGGAGCCTCTTGGGATCCCAATTGGAAACTTGCTCAGTCAGCTTTACGCGCTGATTTATATGAGCCCGCTAGACCATTTCATGAAGCGCGAATTAAACGCGCATTTTTACTGCCGCTATGTGGATGATTTTGTTGTCTTTGGATGGAGCAAAACAGAGTGCTTGAATGCGCTTGTCAAGATCAAGGAATTTCTCAGTTTGAGACTGCATCTTGAGCTTTCCAGATACAGCATTCATCCAGTGCAGCGCGGCCTGAATTTTGTCGGATATCGAACCTGGAGAACACGGAGATACATCCGTAAGCACAGCCTTTTCAAATTCGGTCGGGCAGTACGCCAAGGCAATCTTGCGCCGATCACTTCAATTTTGGGCCACGCCCGAAATACATGCAGCCTCAAACATCTTGTCTCAACCGTAAAGGAAAAAAACCATGACCTCTATTGTCTCCTACCGAAAGTTTATCGATGCAGTGACAACCAAAGAACTGCTGCTGCCCGAGGGCGAAAATCGACAACGTCTCGGAACTGAATTAGCGACCATTGATGGCAAGACCTATGTGAGCCTGCCTGGAGAAGCCAAGCTGCCCGCCGATCAACCCGCCGAGATTGTGGCCAGCATCGAAACGCTGCCCGTACCTTTGCCGAACGGATTGCGTGATGCCATTCGCCAAGCAAGTCCTTTGGTGCAATTGATTGATCGCCAGGTTGTCGAACAGATCCGAATCCGTTATTCCGTTGACGATGAAATTAAGCTGCTGCGAATCGCTCCCAGTGATGAAACGAGCGCCTGGAACGCCTATGTCGAAGAGTGCCGTTCCTGGGGGCGATCGGAAAAAGCCAAACTGGGCCTGTAAAGGCCGATGCGACCATTACCCACCCCCGCCTGTCTGCAACGCCACAAGAGATCAGAGTCATGCCCGAGCCAGCCGTTACAGCCGCTACAACGACCCTGGCGGCTGCTACGGCCGCCGTTCCAGCCTTAACCGCCTTTGGTGTGAATCTGGGCCTACGCCCCGACGTTTTAGTGGCGGGCTTTGCGGGCGCCCTGGCCGCCATCGTGTTGCTCAACTCGGTGCCGACCGAGGGCGACACCTGGGCGCACCTGCTGAGAACTACCTGGCGCCGCATTGCAGTGGCCATTGCAAGCTCTCTGGTGGCAGGCTATCTCACTCCTACTCTGATGCTGGCCATTCACATGGCTGACGCGCTCATGCTGGGCGTGGCTTTTGCCACGGGAGCCGGAGCGCAGAAAGTGCTACGGCGCGCCATCGATCGAGCCGACAAACTCAATCAGCATAAAGGGGCCACAAAATGAGCGCGGCCATCCAGATGGTGCATGTCTTGGCGGGCCTGGTGGTGTTGGCCGAAGCCCTCAACAAGCTGGAGCGCTGCGCACCCTTTGCTCGCAACCTTACCGGCCGCGAGCGGATCGTGGATGGGCTCAAAGCCCTGGCCTGGTTTCTGTTAGCCCTGGGAGCTGCCGGCGCATTGGCCGCGCCCGCTCTTCGCGCCATGGGACTTCCAGTTGATGCTGGCGGCGAGTTTTCCAGACTGGAACGCCCCACATTGGCCGAAACCCTTGTGCTGACCGGATTTGCTGTGCTCATCATTCGCACACGAGTGAAAGAAGGTTGACATGAAAATCACCGTAATCCGATCCCCAAGCCTTGGAGGCGCAACAATTGGTAAGCTCTACGTCGATGGCGCCTTCAAGTGCCACACCCTTGAGGATGAAATCAGGGAGATTGCCGGCCAACCGGTTCAAAACTGGAAAATCAATGGGGTCACCGCCATTCCAGCAGGGGTCTACCAAGTAACTCTGGAGACCAGCCCCAGATTTGGGCCCGACACCCTGTCAATCAAGAATGTGCCAGGCTTCTCGTACATACGCATGCACGCTGGCAACACAAGTGATGACACAGAAGGCTGCATCCTTCTAGGCCTTCAGGCGGGGCCAGCAAGCCTCATTGGCGGCACTAGCAGGCCCGCGGTGAACCTTATCAAGGATCTGGTCAGGTCAGCCATCAAACAAGGCGAGCAAGTCATGATTGACATCATCAACCCTACAGCACTCGCATGAATCCCTACGCCATCATTGCATCCCTTTTGCTGACCATTTTTGGGGTTTGTGGCGCAGGATGGATGGGGTTTCGGATTGGCATCGATCATCAAAAATCCACCGAAAGCGACCGCAACGAAGCAATCCAACTGGCAGTAGATCAAGCCAGCCAAGCGGCGGCTGCAGCAATCAACAAAATCAAGGTGGTCAATACCACCATTCAACAAGAGATTCAGCATGAAACTCGCACCAATACTGTGTATTTGGATTGCCGTCACACTTCTGACGGCCTGCGGCTCATTAACTCTGCCCTCTCAGGCGATCAAACCATCACCCCTGGTGATGGCCAACTGCCCCAAATTGACCCCGCTGAGCGATGACACATTTGCTGCAACCGCAGAAAAGCTGTCATCGGTGGCCAGCCAGTACTACCAATGCCGCGCAGCGGCCGGTATGACCGACTGACGACATTTCGTTTGCCATGTACTCTGGGGCTGAAAGTTTCGTTTATGCAAAGTCAGCATGCGAATTGAAGGCACTTCATAGGAGTCAGGCACCATGGCATCACCCATCATCCCATGGCTGGGCGGCAAACGCCGTCTGGCTGACATCATTCTCCGTCGCTTCCCGCCTCACAGCTGCTATGTCGAGGTTTTTGCCGGCGGCGCAGCGCTGTATTTTTTAAGACAGCCCGCCGAGGTCGAGGTTATCAACGACATCAATGGCGACGTGGTGAATCTCTATCGGGTGGTCAAAAGCCACCTGGAAGAGTTTGTCCGGCAATTCAAGTGGGCCCTGAGCAGTCGAGAGATTTTCAGGTGGACGCAAGACACGCCACCCGAAACGCTCACTGACATCCAGCGAGCAGCCCGCTTCTACTATTTGCAGCACCAGGCGTTTGGTGGACGCGTGCAAGGGCAAAGCTGGGGCACGGCGACAACGGCGCCATCTCCCACCGTCAATCTGCTGCGCCTAGAGGAGGATCTGAGCACAGCGCATTTGCGCCTGCATGGGGCCTATATTGAGAGGCTGGATTGGAAAGAGTGCATGCGTCGATACGACCGGCCGCACTCCTTCTTTTATCTTGACCCTCCGTATTGGGAGACCGAAGGCTATGGCGTGCCGTTTCCATTTGAGGAATACCTGGCCATGGCCAAGATGATGCGCGAGATCAAAGGCAAAGCGCTACTGAGCATCAATGACCATCCGCAGATCCGCGAATGTTTTGCCGGACTGCATTTTGAAGAGGTGCCGATCAAATACACCGTGGGCGGCGGCCAAGGTGTTGATCGCATGGAACTGCTGATCTACAGCTGGGACATGCAGGCCGAGCCAGCCGGATTGTTTTAACCTGATCGCAGTTGTCTCCTTCCGGGGTTCCAAGGTTACCCGGAGTTAAGCCCTCCCATCCCTCGCGGGGTGGGAGGGCTTTTTTTCGTTTTGGGGCGGCTCAAGGCTCTCGGCCATGATCAGCTCACCATCGCGGCCGATGCGCAGCAGCCTGGCTGTGCCGCCCTTGGCCAGCAGCATCATGTCCATCGGCCCTTTGCCCTCGGGACCGGGGCGCACGCCTCGGTGATAGATCACGATGCGCTCGAAGGTATCGGCCACCAGCTGGCGGGCCTGCAGGCGTGCGTCATGGTCTTGGGCTTCCACGCCTTGGACCAGGCTCTTCCATGCTTCGTCCGCGCCGGTGATGTCGGTGCGGGCCTGTGCCGACAGATCGCGCTCTGCCGTTTGGATGGCAGCCTCCCACTGTTGCTGCTCGGCTTCCAGCTCGCGGGCTCGCTTGGCGAAGGTCAGCGGCACACCTTCTTCACTGCTGGCCAGCATGGCATCGGTCAGTCGCTCCAATTTGGTGGCCACGTCGACCAGCTGCTGCCTGGCGTGCGTCAGTGCTGCCAGCGATCCAGCCGAGCGATCTGCGCCATACAAGGCCTGCAGGTTCACGATGTCGGAGCAGTAGGTCATTAGTGCCCGCTCAAAAGGGGCCACGGACGTCGAGCCCCACACGCTGCAGCCACCATGCGAGTTGCTGGTGCAATGCAGGCGTCTATACCCATCTTTGATCGGGTCGCTGTCATGTTTTCGGCGGGTGCCGATGTTTTGCCCCACCATGGCGCGGCCGCAGTAGCCGCACACCGTGATGCCCAGGCCTGTGAGGATGTGGGGCACCACGCCCTTGCCCTGGCGCCTGGCGCGGCCGTTGGCGATCGATTCCAGCTCCAGCCATTCGCTCTCGGAGAGGATGGGCGGGTAGTAGCCCGGCAGGCGGAAGGTCTCGCCGTCGATCTCCAGCTCTTTGTCGCCGCGCAGCGCCCGCTGCTTGATAAGCCGGTAGATCTGCAGGGTTTGCGGCCCACCACCCGTGAGTGATAAGCCGGCCTCCTGCAGCCTCTTGATGATGGCCGTGGCACCATGGCCACGCTTGTACAGCGCGATGGCTTCCCGCGCTGCGTTCACCCGGTCAGGGATCAGTCGCCATTCGTTGTCGATGCGCAGCACCCATAGGGGGTCTTTGCCATTCCTGATCATGCCTCGATAGGTGCCTGCCATCCAGCCCTCACACTGCTTGCGGATCGACGCAATGACGCGCTTGCTTTTGGTGTCGCTCTCCTCATGTGCCCGGATCATGACCAAGAGGGAATAGACCAGATCCATGGGGTTGGCCTTGAGGTGCTCGCGGCTATACTGCTTGCCGTCGCTGGCCGTCACCACAGTGATGCCGGCGTTCACGATCTGCGCCAGTTGGGCCTGCGCCTGAATCGGCTCGGCACGCGAGAGGCGGTCGAGCCCTTCCACTACCAGCACGGAACCCTGGGGAATTCGTCCCTGCTCCACGGCAGCCAGGAAGACTCCCAGCGCCCCCGATTTGATGTGCCGCTGGTGGTAGGCCGATAAGCCTTCATCCCTCAGCGAGAGCTTGTCATCCAGCAGCAGCCCATGCTCGGCGGCCCACTTGGCGGCATAGGCCATCTGCCGCTCGCTGCTATGACCAGCTGCTTGGCGCGGGTCACTGAAGCGTGTGTAGCTGTAGACAAGACCTGTCAAAATGCAGTCCTTATGATTGAACCAAAAAACAAGACGCCAAGTATAGGTTGGGTATCACTCGGGTGCGCGAAAGATAGTCTATATAAACTCCTTCGCAGGGCGTAAAAATGCCCGCTCGGGGCGGGCTTTACCTGGATTGCAGCGATCACATCAGAGGGCACTGAACAGGATGGGGCGCCCCTTCACTTGGCCACCTTCGCATGGACACGAAGATGGCCCTGGCCCTTGAGGAAGTTGCGGTAGCAGTTGAGGGCCACCGCCTCGGCCTCTCGGGCCACATCGTCGCCAGAGGCGATCACGCGACCATCTTCAGACAAGATAGCCAGCCTGGCAGGCTTACCGTCAACAGTAACCTTCAGCCCTTCATGGGATACAGCAGTGATCACCACGCCAGTAATGGCGCCCTCTGGTTGCGCTCCGATCATATTTTTCTCCCATTCCAATTTTCATCAATCCATGCCTGAACCTCGCCACCAGACCACATCTTGCGGAGCATGGTGGGAAAACGTGGCGGTTGCGTAGCTGGCTGCTCTAGCGTGGAGGCGATGTAGTTGGCCATATCTTCATAATCGCAGTTGTCCCAGATTGCGCCGATCCCTCCGCACTCATCGCAACCATTCCCAAGAGCGCACTCAAAAATCTTGCTAAATGGCCCGGTGTCATGGCCCTCGTTTAATTCATGGCATCCAGTGCATGAGCGCCAGAATCCAGCGCCTTCTTTGATGGTCTCTGCCACACCACAAAGTTCAATTGGCATCCAATGCGCGGCATGCTGGGCACGGGTGTAGAGGGGGTGCCACGCACCAGATTCCTTGCGAATCTTTTCGAGCTGCGCGTTGTGAATCGGCCCTTCGTAATAGCCATCACTGCGCGGCCGATACCAAAACAACGGCTCGTCGGCCGTGAAAAGCCCAAGTGAAAACCGATGATGTTTTTGGTCTGCCTGATTAAGTAGCCCACCCGTTACTGCAAAGCGCACCAGGTCAGCAGCCTCCTCGCCAGTCAATCGAGGCCAGCATTTGAGACCCGCCAACATGCCGCGCAATTCATATTCATCAAGCGAAGTTGACTGCTGATCAATGATGCCTTCAAGCGCCGCAATTGACGGCACCTCATCTTCAATCTTCCCAAGATCGGAGGCCAAATTTTTCAGCGACTCCAGGGCCTGCCGCATCACGTTTTTTTCTTGCTCCGTCATACCAACCCTTTCTCCGTGGCCAGCCACACGGGTATGAAAATGCTCGTCACCTTGCGACCGAAAAGCCCCGCCTCTTCCACCTGGTCGGAGATCTGCGATCGCGCAATCCAGACCTCTTTGATGCCATCAAAGATCAGCCAGGCCTTGTCCGTCTCACGGCGAACTTCGCAGGCAATTTCAATGGTTTCGGTTGGACCGTCTCTCATGCCGCCATCCTTTCAAGATCTCGCACCACAGTGGCCTGATGGCCTTGGGCGGTCACCGTCTTGGTGGCCATGGCCACCGCCTGCAGCAATTCCGTTCGTCCAAGCTGCTCAACCTGAAAGCTGTGCAACTCCAGAAGCAAACGCAATGCTTCGACCTCCTGCATGCTCAAGACAGGGCGCAGCCACATCGCAGGCAGGCGGCAGCGGTCATAAATGGCCTGCAGCACCTCCTGGATGCTCGCCAGGTGCTCACCCATGCCTCGCACAATGCCCTGGCGCTCAATGGCCAGTGCGAGCTCCAACGAGCCCGAAGCAATTGACCAATCGAACTCGGTGGCCACGCCAGAGCACAAATCCTTCACCGCATCAGCGAGCTTGGCCAGCACCTCGGCGCGGTCAGAGGGCGTAGGCTTGGCCGCTCGATGCAGTGCCACCTCCAGGGTATTGATGGCAATCTGACGCGGCCGATAAGCCTTGCGCGGTTTTTTGTTCTTGCTCATGCCGCCACCAGCACCCTGCGATTGCGCGATTCGTCGACCGCGCTCACCACGCCATTCGTCTCCAACTCCACCAGCAAAGCCTGGGCCTTGTCCTGGCCAATGCCCAGGCCCTCTTTGAGCAGACGTTTGCTGGCTTTTTGCTCTTTGGTGACAAGCTCCACCGCCTTGTCATAAAGCGGAAGCGCCCCCACGGCTTTCTTGCTGGCCTCTTCGGCCTTTGCCCGATCCTCCTTTGACTTGGGGAAAGGCCACGCCTCGGCCGAGACGGTCGGCGCCACTGCGCCCTCAGGCGCAGAAGCCGACCCCTCCAAGCCCTGCATCGCTTCAGCGATGCCTAATGTCGCTTCCTCGGCAGACAAATGCGCAGCGGAGCGTCCAGGTTTCTTGGGACCCTTTCCCCCCGCACCCTTCTTAGCGCGCGCAGCGGGGCCGTTGGCAGAAGGCGATTTTTCGGGCTTTGGCCAAACCTTGGCCTTGGTTTCGAGCTTGATTTCCTTGATCACACTGGCCAATTGATCGCCAAACACATTGCCCGCAACAAGCATCAGCCCCTCATTGGCTTTTTGATCGCGGAAGGAATACTGAAAAGCGCCCGAATCGGATTGCATGATGATCAGAAGGTGCAAAGCATCCGGGCTGGGCGTCTCTTTCGCAAAATCCACCACCGCCGAGATGGGCGAGACCTTGCCCAAATTCAGGATTTCGCAGATCGCACTCGCGTTATCGGTACTCAGGCCGTGCGCCGCCTGCACCACCAGGTAGCGATGCACCTCGGCGTTGAAGGCCTTGATGCCGGCATCGTCACGCACCTCGCTCCAGGCGTCACGGAGCAGCGCTGCGCGCCACTGTTTCTCGAATTGGTCCTTGGCCTTCGCTTCTGCCTTGGCTTTTTTGTCATCCATCAAAGCCTTGACCTCTTTGCTCACCTCTTTGGCGGCCGCAGCCTGCCCCTCCAGCGCCTTGAGCAGCTTGCCAGCTACTTCATTGGGCAAACACTCCACCATCTCGCCTTTTTTGGTGGGGTGTTCAATCATGACCGGCTTGATGCCCTGGGCCTTCATTTGAGCGCCAATGAGTTTTCGCAAGGGAACATCGGCTGGGCTATCCTCCACCGAATCCAGGCGCTTGTAGCCTTTGAATTTGGTGTTGCCATAGGTGTTCTGCGCCAACTCCAGCGCCTCTTTGCCAATGATCACCGTCTGGCCCTTGGCCTTGGCCTCCTCGACTTTCAGCGCGACGTGTGCCTCCTCCTTTTTGTGAAAACACACAGGATCGGTACAGACATCTGCACCCTTGACGTCGCTAAAAAGATCGGGGTCATGCCCGGTGCGCTTGGTGCAGGTTTTACAGCTGCCCGCATCTGGCACAAGGTCTGCGGCCGTGATCTTGAATGTCGCCTCACTGAGCTTGAGCATGTAATTGCGCTGCACATGCTCGGCCGCTCTGCGGTAGGACAGCGGTTCATTGGTGTAGTAGCTGCCCCCACTCAGAATCTCCTTCATCGCCTTGATCTGCAATTTGTGATCCGGGATGCGTGCCACCAACAGCGCCCGACTGGCATCAATGGTGCGATCGCGTAAACCTCCGCGCGCCTCCTGGCACAGGTCGAGCAGCTTGAGCCTGCCGTACACATAGCTTCGGCTCTTGCCAATCTTCTCGCCCACCTGGTCAGCCGTCAGGCCGCTGTGCTGCATCAAGGCCTCATAACCCTCGGCCTCCTCCAATTCAGACAGATCATCGCGCTGGAGGTTCTCAACAATCTGAATCTCCAGTACCTGGCTGTCGCTCAGATCCCGCACCAGGGCCGGAATGCTCTCAAACCCCGCCATCTTGCTGGCCCGGTACCGACGCTCGCCACACACCACCTCGTAAGCTGGTTTGACCTTGCGAGGCTTTCCCGTGCTGGCATCGATGCTGGTCTCTGCCACGCGCGATGCTGGTAGCGGCCGCACCAGGATGGGCTGATGCACCCCGCTGGCCTGAATGCTGATGCTAAGTTCGCTCAGCTTGGCTTCGTTGAAGGTCTTACGCGGATTGGTCAGGCTGGATTCGATCAGGGCCAGCTGAAGTGATTTGAATTCTGAGGTTTGCATGATGACTCCGGTTGAAGGTTGCGATCAGGAAATGCGCCACACGCGCACCGACTCTTTGGCGGCATCGGCGCGCAGCGTGTATTGGCCCAGCCCATCTTTTTTGGCTAGGGTGATGTCTCGGCTCAGGGTGTAACGGGCCGCATAGGGCAGGGCGGCGCTGTGGCCAACACCCAGGCGGCGCAGCAAAGGGATCCAGTCGCGCTTGATCGATCCCGGCATCGGTATGTGCTCATCAATCTGAACCTTGTCCGGATCCGGCAACTCGGATGCCGCCGCACGTTGGCGCCCTGAGGATTTGGCGTCATGCACAGCATCAATGTCTACGCCATCAGCAGCACCAATCTTTTTGCCTGCCGTGTAGATGTATTCGCCATCGGGGCTACGATAGCGATCAAGCAGGCCTGCGTCTCGCGCCAAAGACAGCAGGGTGTGGATGTTGGCGCGCGAAGCGCTAAATTTGTCCGCAATGTCATCCAGGCTCAGCTCCTCGTCTGGATTCATGCGGAAAAAATTGATGCACTGAGCAGGCAGGCTGCCCAGGCGCGGTTTGTATGGTGTGCCGGTCACAATGGCGCCCTCCAAAAAACATCGTTTTGAGTGGCAACACGACCGTGCAGCCAGCGATAAAAGAACATGCTGGCCACAATGCCAAATGGCCCTCCGGCCAGATAAGCCACCACCTCCCAGCCGGTGGCATCAGGGGCGAGCTTGAACAGTACCAAGTTGGAGGCTCCGATGGCCAGCGAATTGAGGAAAGCGCCCATGCGATGGCCGTTGTTCACCAGCTGGCTTTGCAGGCCCAGAAAAAACACCAGGCAAAAGGTACTGACCAAAAGCGCAAGCGAAGTCATGCCACACCCTCCGGCGCCTGCTCACGCATTTCTTGCTGAGCATGCGCAAAGTGCCAGACAAAAGCCCCGCCCGCATCACTGTCCAGCGGGTATGGGCAGCAAGATTCCAAATCCAGGCCTTGCTGAGCAGCTTCGCGGGCCTCGCGCCTGATGCGCTCGATTGAAATAATCTGCCCCATCAGCGCCCCCTCTCAGGACCGCGCCCAATGTCTTGCAGACGGACAATGGTTTCAGGGTCGATTTTTTCGGCGCGAGACTGAGCGCGGTTGCGATGAACCGCATCGATGTCCACCTCGCTCAGCAAAGGCACGTCCATGCCCCATTCGCGCTTGGTGCGGCTGATGATGTCCAACGCAGCCGACTGCGCATTGGTGCAGGGCGCGCCAATGGCGGGCCTGAAGTTGGTGTGAATGGACACGCCGCCCTTGGGCGTATCGGACAGGGTGATGATGACCTCGGCCATACTCAGTACGCCTTCCCGCCCTCAAGGGCCCTGGTGGCCATCTTGTGGTCCGGCCGCACCTGGTTGAATTGCAGCTTCTCCACAATGGCGCCCTCGATGTCCAGGGCATAGGCACCCGCCAGGTCAAAGATCCGAATGACAGCGTCTGCCAACTCCACCTCGCGCATGTCTCGATGTGGCAACTTGTCATCCTTCAGGCCCTTGCGATCACCCTCCATGGCCTCGGAAACCTCCGAGACGATCAGCATCAGCTTGTTGCTGAAGCACAGCGGGTTGGCTCGCGGGTCTTCGCCAGTCTTGGGGTTGGTCCACCAGCCGCTGTGAAATGCCGCACCGTGGCACTCACGCTTGAGCGTGGCAGCGCCGATGCGAATAAGGTCAGTCTGAAATTCGTAACTCATGAAAGTTGCTCCTCTGAAGGTTTGATGACGTGGATATGGGCGGCATTGCGTGCCACCAGGTGAAGATCAAGCATGGGCACCTGCACCGTCACGCGAACGCCCTTTTTGAGGCGATGCGCTGCGGCATTGGCTTGCTTGTGGTGATCGGGCGGGAAGGGCTGCTCCACGTGCATCGTGTGGTGCAGCGCGTTGTCCAGCTCGATGTCCATGCACAGCACCGGCACGGCCAGTTGGCCGTCCAGCATTCGCATGCGGGCCTCCGCTGGGCGGATCAGCGTGCCGCTGTACTGCATGAGCGGCAGGTTCTGAGGGACGCTATTGATCTGCATGATCAGTGCCGTGTGAAAAACAGGATCAAAAGCGCCGTGCCGCATACAGCGCCCGCGATCTGCAAGGTGCGATGAACCTGTCGCGCGGTAATGCGCAGCCGGGGCATTGGGGATTGATCAGGGGTTGCATTGCTCGGCATGCTCCACTCCTCGTTCTGCTTGGCGCTCATCAAGCTCCTGAAGCAAGGCAATCAAGGCAAAAAACCCAATCGCAAACACAGCACCCCAGATCCAATGGAAAGCACTCGTAGGCTCAAAATGTGTGACGTGATCAGTGCGCGAATTTGGTCGACCAGGGCAATGAACGTCCTGGCAATCCGGGCTGTGATGACAGCCTCCACCAGCGGGGCAGCCATGCCCACGATCACACCGGCCAACGGGGTTACAGCAACTCCAATCGTTCATAGCACACCACCCTTCATTGCCAAGGTACGATTTGCTGATCCGACAGATTTGGCCGACAAAAGGGAAAGCATGAGCACAATGAGCAACACCGATCCGTTTGATGCGCGCCTGCGCATCGTTGACCGCATGGGCCGCACCGAGGAAGGCCGCGCAGCCCTTCTGGTGTATGAGCGTTTATTGACCGCACGGGCCATCACTGACTCATTGCTGCCCGGTGCCACGCCAGCCGATGTAGTGGCCGTGCTGGCTGTTTTGTCGCCGCTGACGGATGCCTGTGTGGCGGCTGAGCTTGCGCGAATGAGCTCGGCCTCGGGCACATAAAACAACCTCTCATGCCGCTCATAAGGCGGGCGATACCAGAGGGCAATAAGCCCATTGCCAGGGCCGGGCATGCAATGCTCAAGCACCAGCTTGTCCAGCTGATCGCGGGTCAGCTCCCAGCGTTTCACGCCGTCAGTAAGCGGGACTGGGTTGCAGCAGCTCCAATCGTTCATAGCGGGGCCTCCTCGGCGTCAGAGGGGTAGCGGCGCCCGCGAGGCTCGCGGTAGGGCGGCAGGGGATGCGCAGGAAACGGCCAATTGGCCGCAAAGCCATGCCCGCTCATGATGACCACCAGGCCACCAGCAGGGCGGCCAGGCCCACGGCGATCACAGCGGCCAGCGCATAGTCCGCCAGGGTGTTTTGAGGTTCAACCACCAGGCTGCGGGGGTCGATCGTTTGCGCGTGTGCAGATGTCTGCATGGTTCGCTCCATGGACCGCCTTGAAGTGACGGCATGGGTGAATCCTAGCGCCGATATTAATTAAAGTAAATAGGGGCGCTAGGAATAAGGCAAAATAAAAGCCCCGGATGGTCCGGGCAAGGAAAAACCATGGAAAAAATGAACCTGCCGCCTGTAGGCGCGATGACTGGGCCGTTCAAGATGTCATTCAGTTGGCGAGCGCAATTGGGCGCTGCCATGTTTGTATTAGGGCGCCAGGGACATGCTGGCTGCGCCACTTTGGTGAATCTATGGGGTCGCCCCTGGACAGCGGATGATCCCGCCTATGCGTGGGGCGCAGACGACTGGTATCAATTTGCCGTCAAGGTGGTGGTTCTGTCGGTAGTTGCAGGAGGGCATCGGCCGGGGAACATGCCGATTGAGCCACTGTCAGTTGCAGACGCCCTGACGGCAGCATTCGGACCCAATCCACCCGATGCCACATTTCATTTGCCACAAAGACCACATCGCCTTGCTGTACCGGTATAGGACTGTCATAGGTGGTGGGTGTGCTGTCATCGGCATCGTGAGGGGCATGCAGTTGATAGATGATGGTCATTTTGCGCGTGGGTTGTGCCATGCAAGATACAACTTGAAAGGCAATTTCAGCTGATGGTGCCGTTTGCTTTAAGCGCCTCTTCCAGCGCCTCCACCTCGTCTTGCATGCGCACCTGGGCTTTGTAGCGCAATGCGGGCGGCAAGGCCTCATAGCGCTCCCGATCCACCAGCTCGAAGGGCCAACTCGATTCCATGGCGGCCAGTCGGGGGCTGAAGTCGGCAATGCGACAGCCCAGGCCTTTGGCAAAACCTCGGGCAGCTTTCAAGCTCAATGCGGTATGACCATTCAAAAAAAATCCAACAACAGCTTGCCCGCCAATATCAAATTCAGCGCCGAATGCTGCCTGCGTATGAAGTCCCCGTTGCCTTCTGTCAAGATAGGTTCTATCCCAGATCTCCTTCAAAAGCCTTGCTTCTTCCCGGTGCTCATCCGTCACCTTTCCTCGCCTTGATGTGATGTCATTCATTGCCTTACGTTAGCGCCGCTAATAATTGTTGCAACTAGCGCCGATATTGATGTATATTCCTAGTGCCACTAGGAATAATGCAAAAATGAACGCCATCAAATCCATCAGAACCCGTCTCGGGTTGACGCAAGCCGCCCTGGCCGAGGCCATTGGTTGCACGCAAGGCAATGTGGGCCATTACGAGATCAAGGGCCAAACCGTCCCACCCGATGTCGCACGGCGCCTCATCACCTACGCGGCCACCCTGGGCGTCACGCTCACCTTTGATGACGTTTATGGCCCCGTGATCGCGCAACCAAGCGATCAGCAAACCAGCAGCCAGGAGGAGACCAATGTCTAGAAGCGATGACTTTCTATCGGCACTGAGGGCTTTCGCGGATGAAGTGAACGCAAAGTCTCCACGGCATCGCGCACTTGGTCCTTTTGCTTTGATGAGAGTGTTTTTCCAACGGGCCCTGACAAAAGTACTTCCAATGTTTCGACGGCCGAAAGCTGAAAGTTCGCTTCGTCGGGGTGTGAACGAATGAGCGCACAAACCAAAGTCGTCAGGGCTGCTTGCATGACAAACAAGCCATCTAATTCTGAACGTACTTCTTCCATGTTCATGGGGTTGCCTTTCGCTGGCATGTTGAGGAACTTGCAGTTTAAGGCGATGGGCAACCCCACCAATCAGCAAACCAGCAGTCAGGAGGCGTGAGATGGGTGCAAGCACAACCTCTCCAATCTTTTTTGTCAGTGGCGCTGACCTGGGCCTCCTGAGTGAGAGGCGCTTTCTAGCTGTGCAAGTGCCTTTTGTATTTGCTCTACCAAAGAGCGAGCTTGGACCGGCGTCAACGCATAAGTCCTCCCCGTCTGAGCTTGCTCGGTTGATTGCAGCATGTTCGACAAAAAGTCGGGGCGCATCACGATGAAGCCCAATCGCGGCACCGGCCCAACAACCAATTGTGTGACTGGGAAAACCGGTGTCTCTTCTGTTGATTTCATGAGCGCCTCCATGGCGAATCTGGTTGTGGGGACTTCCAGTGTAGCCATGAGGGGCGCTCACCTTCTGTGGTGCAGGGCACGCAGCCAAGTGGAAATGTGGCGTCAATCGCATAGATCCAGTGTCCGGTGCACCACTCAGATCGTCCATCACAACAGCCTGGAGGCAGTGCCATGAGTAGAACCATTTTGGATGCCGCGTACCACGTGGTGCATGACTACCCCGGGGGCTCTGTTTCCTTGGCGCCTCGCCTCAATAAATCGCCTACGACGCTCAGCCATGAGGTCGCTGCAACTGGCACGGCCAAGCTGGGCCTGCTGGATGCCGTGAAGATCACCGCCTTTTCTGGCGACTTGCGAATCCTGCAGGCCTGGGCGGTCGAGGCAGGGCAAATGCTTGTGGCCTTGCCCGTGATGGCCGATCAATCGGATGAATGCCTGGCAATGCTGTCTAGCACCGCCAAAGAGTTCTCAGATCTGTTGGCCGCCGCCGCCGAAGGTATGGCCGATGGCGCTGTCAGTGACAACGAAGTTGATCGCATTGAGCGCGAAGCGGCTGAATTGTTTTCGGCGGTGCATGCCTTGCTCAAGGCTATGCGCGATCGCAACCAGGCGGGAAAACCGCCGCATGAAAGGAGGGCTGATTGATGCGTCCTTCAGGCGAAATTCGCAATGCAATTTTTGGCGCGGCCATAGAGCTTGTGCCGCCGACCGTGTTGGCCGATCCTTTCGCCCCCAGACCGACGATGCGCGAGATTGCGCACCGCGCATGCGTGGGGGTTGATGCGGCGTCTCAAACGGTCAAGAACATGACTCGGGCCGGTCAACTGCGTCAGGTGCGCACCCGAAACGTGGATTACTGCAACAAGCCTGTGGCCGAGTATGAGCCGGTGGTGGATTCGCCTGTATTAGGCGCCAGTTCGGGCGAGGGTTGGGTGGATCTGGGCCAGATCATGTGTGGCTGGGCCAGATAGAAGAAAAACCAGGAGACGACTTGCAATCATCATTCAAGCCGCCGGTGGTGGTGACTCCGGCTTGGACCAGTGTCCTCCAAATTTTGGGAGCAGCTTATGACGCAACGCAATAGGCTGCCCCCCATCAACTTTCATGCGCTCAATGAAGCCTTGCTTGACAGGGCTGAATCCCTGGTGCCAATGTGGCTGCCTGGAGGCAAGAAGCGCAATCACGAATGGGTGTGCGCAGGACTCAGTGGTGGTGATGGAACCAGCTGCTCCATCAACATCACGGGCGATCGCAAAAAGCGTGGTCACTGGGCTGACTTTGCAACCGATGATCGAGGCAAGGATCTGATCAGCCTGTATGCGTCGATCCATGGTCTTGACCAGGGCAAGGCGGCCATTCAATTGGCCCGTGACTATGGGCTGGAGGACATTGCGGGCGTAATGCGTGACGATGCGCATAAAGCGCTTCCCCTGCCGCCGCCGCAGCCTGTCACCTCAAAACCGAAGCAGGCCAGCGATGAGGGATGGCAAACCGTAAGGCCTGTGCCGGCACTTGCACCGACCGTCAATTTCAAACACCAGTTTCGCGCTGAAACCGACATCGAGCATGTGGCCGAATACAGGCATGGAGACGATCTTCATGGCTATGTGGTGCGGTTTCGCACGAGCGATGGCGGCAAAGACACCCTGCCACGCACCTGGTGCAGCAGCAGCCGCGATGGGGCGAGCAAGTGGCACTGGCGTCAATTTGACGAACCTCGCCCGCTGTATTTTCCCAGCCATCAATTGCCAGGCAGTCGTTCGGTCATCATGGTCGAGGGCGAAAAGAAAGCCGATGCATTGCAAGGCATTCTTGATGGTGGTGCGCCCGATCTATATCGGGTAGCAAGCTGGCCAGGAGGCAGCAAGGCCTGGAAAAAATCCGACTTTGAGTCGATTCGCGGATGCTCTGTCATGTTGTGGGCTGATTGCGATGGCAAACGCGAGCCTTTGACCAAAGCCGAAAAAGATGCATGCGAGGATGACCTTGCTCGCTCAGTCTTGCAACAGGCCAAGCCATTCTTACCCGAGAACAAGCAACCCGGCATGTCGGCCATGCTGGGCATCGGCTCACTGCTCAGAGATCAATACGGCTGCACGGTTCAACTGCTGCCGATTCCAAAGCCCGGCGAGGCGGTTGATGGATGGGATTGTGGCGATGCCATTAACACCGATGGCTGGGACTTTGATCGCATCATCGCTTTCTTCGGCCAGGCGCAACCATTGCCGGCCGCAGAGGCTGTTGCGGTCGAGGCTGGTGGCTCAGGTGGTGGAAAAAAAATCGATGGCCCCGTTGACACTGAGGAAGGCGACCCTGGCGAGGATGACTGGGTGCAATGCGGAAATCGCAAGGTGCCCAAATGGCTGTCCTGGTATTGGGACGCAAACAAGAGCCGATGGATCACATCGCGCAAGCTGGTGATCACGGCGCTTGAGAATGATCCATTGCTGTGCAACGTGCTTGGGCTCAATGAACTGAGCAACAACATTGAGGCCCGACTGGATTGGCCCTGGATGTATGGCAAAGCCGGTCCGATCAAGGGTTCAACGGATTTGATGTTGGGCCAGTATCTCTCGCAAACCTACGGTCTACCGAGCATTCCTCGGGCCGCCCTGGTTGAGGCCATTGAGACGATCGCTCAGATGCGACCATTTCACCCGGTTCGTGAGTACCTGCAAGGCTTGCAGCATGACGGTAAAGAGAGGCTGAATAAGTGGCTCGTCCACGTGATTGGCGAGTCCCCTGCAACCTTGTCGCCGCGCGTGTACGAATACCTCTGCCAGGTCGGTCGATTCTGGGTGGTGGGCATGGTTGCCCGAGCGATGGAGCCGGGATGCAAATTCGATTACTGCCCTGTGCTTGAGGGGCCAGGAGGCCTTGGCAAGAGCACGATGGCGCGGATACTGGCGAGCTCCGAGTTTTTCAGCGATGCGCATTTTGATTTGACGCGCGGCAAAGAAGGCCAGGAGCAAGTGCAGGGTGTGTGGCTGTATGAGTTGGCTGAATTGGCCAACCTTGGCAAGGCGGAGGTCAACCTCATCAAAGCCTTCATCAGCATGATGATCGACCGATATCGGCCAAGCTACGGGCGAACTGTTGAAGCCTTCCCACGTCAATGCGTCATGGTCGGAACCACCAATGAGGATGCATACCTGCGCGATCGCACGGGCAATCGCAGGTGGTGGCCAATCCCTGTGCGGCACCGGATCTTGCTGGACTGGCTGATTCGAAACCGCGATCAGTTGTTTGCTGAGGCGCTGGGCGTGTACCTGAGTGGCGAGAGTTATGTTCCCACACCCGAAGATGAGGAGCGTCTGTACAAGCCCATGCAGGAAAGCCGCGTCATTGAAACCTCGGTCATCAGTGAGATGCAGCACCTCTTCACCCGCACACCAACTGCGACAGGCATTGGTGCAGTGGTCAATGATTTGACGGAGTTTGTCACGCTTGCCCAGACAACACTGGCCTTGGGTGTAGACGCAGCCAAGAGCAACATCATGTTGGAAAGCCAGGTGCGAGCCTGGTTCAAGCAAGAGGGCTGGGAGCGCGTCAAGCGGCAAATCAATGGCATGAGGGCCTGGGGTTTTCAAAAGCCCAAGAACTGGCCGCAAACGCAGCCAGATGACGACATAGTGCCCGAGGCGCCACCGAGCGCAGCGGGATCTTCAATCGAGCACGGAAGCGATGACGATGCCCCATTTTGACCTGTCAACGGTCGGGGCTATCGATACGCCTGGCAACACACCGGCTGCGGGAGGCGCGATTCGCGGCACCCGGTGTGGCGCTGTGGTGGGAAGGTCATCGCATGGGCCCATGACCTAGGAGTGTCCAAGTGTCCACGATGGCCAGCGGTTTCCATGGAGGCTATGGCTGTAGGTATTCCCCTGATTCTTGGGGTTGAGCCGCCGCATTGTCCATCGTTCAGGCACAGACGCACATGACGCACATGTGCAGGCGCAGGCAGGCGCGCTCGCGCGTGTGTGCGAGCCCCTCACGTTTCTCTCTATAGAAAAGGATGGACAGCATGGACACTAGGACAGTCAGCGATGAGGAAGTGCAGCAGCACATCGCCGAGATCAAGGCCCACATGCCCGAGACATACAGGGCCATTCAAGCAGAGGCCGCCAAGGTGGGACGTCAGGCCTTTGCAATGGTTCGTGCGGGGCTCAGGGGCGAACCAAACAGGTTCTGGGCCATGGAGCGCGGCTGGGTCAAGGGTTGCCCATTTGGCGTGGTGGACATTGCCGCCGATGCGGCCTGGGCCATGGTGGCCTGGGGCAGTACATACGTCTGCATTTTTGGAAGTCAATTGCAAAACGGAGAAGCCAATGGCTCGAATTAAATGGATTACCGAGCGCCTCAAGCGCTGGGGTGCCTGGCGTACACGCAAAGAATCCAATGGACTGGGTTATGCAAGATCGAGCATCTTCCTCGCTTTGCCGTCCAGTGGAAACCGTGATGCCGAGATCCCCATCAATGATCTGGAGGCCGCGCAGACCGATCGCGCCGTTGAATCGCTGAGGTTTACCAAGTCGCATTTGCACAGGGCTTTGGTGCTGATTTACGTTGACAACGTGGGTATTCGCAACGCAGCGCGCAAGATGGCCCGCGCCGAGTCAACCATCAAAGCCAACCTTGAGGATGCGGACCAGGCCCTTGCAGATTGGTTTGATCGCCAGGCAACCGCTCGTGAAGGAGCAGGCAAAAAAGCAACAACAGAGGCAAAGTCATGATTGGGGAGTTTTACACCATAGACTTTTCCTGTACATTTCCCGCAAAGTGCTTGAAGTGTCTCTCCACCGGCCTCAAGCACTCCAGCCTCGGCATGCTATCGCTTGCCGGGGCTTTTCTTTGACCGTCATGCCCACAGCTGCTCCCAGACCTTGCACACATCCTGGCTGCCCAGTGCTGGTGCGCGATGGATCTGGCCGCTGTGCAAAGCATGTACGCGCCGAAGCCAAGCAACTGGATCGCCAACGCGGATCAGCCAATGAGCGTGGTTATACCTATGCATGGCAAAGAGCTCGCGAATCTTTTCTTCGAGATCATCCTCTGTGTCAGTGCCGGGATTGCGATGAAGGCCGAGTGAGGGTGACAGCTGCCACCGTTGTGGACCACAAGATTCCACATCGAGGCAACATGACGCTCTTTTGGGATAGAGCGAATTGGCAATCCATGAGCAAGGTGTGCCACGACAGGAAGACGGCCACGATGGACAGCGGATTCGCGCGTCGATCCAAGGGGTAGGGGGGGGATTCAAAGTCTGGAGCTCAAAAAATCTAGACCGACCCTCCCCCACGATTTTTATACGCGCAGGTTTTGAGAATTTTTTTTACGGAGCCAACTTATGGGACTGAGAGGACCGCAGGCTGAGCCCGCAGCCTTGAAAGCCCTGAAGGGCAATCCGGGGAAGCGTCCGCTGAACCTGTCCGACGGCGTGAACCCGCCAGTTGAAAAACCGGACAAGCCATCGCAGGTCAAGGCCAACAAATGGGCCAGCCACGAATGGGATCGGGCATCTGAGGAGCTCTTGCAGCTTGGCCTGATCGGCAAGATCGACATGGCATCGTTTACCGTGTATTGCATGACATGGGGCGAGCTGTGCGAGCTGGAGGCCGAGTTTGCCGCGTTGAAGGCCGAGGCCAGGAAGAGCGCTGACAAGTCCAGCAAGCTGGCTGCCGTGGTCGACGTCTACTTTTTTACAACGCCAACCGGATTCAAACGCGAAGCCCCGCTTCACCGCAAGATTGAGGACATGCGCAAGGCGGTTGATGTGTATGCCAGAAACTTTGGCATGAATCCTTCCTCGCGGATGCGGGTGCAGCCTAGCAACATGATCCAGCCCGATCTTTTCGGTGATGACCGATCAAGCCAGCCTGCTGGCCAGGTGATCCCCATGTCGGGCTTCTCAAAATTCGCAGGTCAATGAATCGTCACGTTGAAATCGCCACGGGGTATGCCCGCGCGGTGGTGAGCGGCGAAATTTTGGCCAGCAAATGGACGCGACTGGCGTGTGAGCGTCAGCTTGAAGATCTTGATCGAGAGGCATCCGATGAGTGGCCATGGGTGTTTGATCAGGACCGCGCGTCAAGACCCTGTGAATTCATCGAACTGCTACCGCACGTCAAGGGAAAGTGGGCCAAAGAAAAGCGCCTGATTGAACTGGAGCCATGGCAGTGCTTTATTGTCAGCACGGTTTTTGGGTGGATTCACAAAGAAACCAAACTTCGTCGCTTTCGCGAGAGCTACGTCGAGGTGCCGCGTAAAAACGCAAAAAGCACGTTGTCGTCAGGGCTGGCCCTTTACATGCTGGCTGCCGATGGCGAGCATGGCGCAGAGGTGTACAGCGCCGCGACCACGCGAGACCAGGCGCGCATTGTTTTTGATGATGCCAAGTCAATGGCTCAGCGAACGCCAGATCTGCGAACCTGGTTGGGCGTAGCCATCTTGCAGCACACCATTACTGCCGCATACACGAGCAGCAAATTCGCGCCGCTCGCAGCCGAGGGCAGCACCCTGGATGGCTTGAATGTGCATTTTGCGGTGATCGATGAGCTGCATGCGCACAAGACCAGATCTGTTTATGACGTGATCGATACCGCCCGAGGCGCACGAGAGCAGTCGCTGCTGTGGAATATCACCACATCTGGCACCGACCGCTCGGGAATTTGCTATGAGCGCCGCACGCATGTGACCAAGGTGCTGGAAAAAGTCGCCAATGACCCGTCCATTTTTGGCGTGATCTACACCATTGACGATGGGGACGACCCCTTTCATCCAGACAGCTGGGCCAAGGCAAACCCCAACTATGGGAAATCGGTCCTGAAAGATGACATGGAGGCCAGCGCTCGCAAGGCTGAAACCATGCCCTCGGCCTTAAACAATTTTTTGACCAAGCGTTTGAACGTCTGGGTTTCGGGTGAATCCCCCTGGATGGATATGCGCGCCTGGGAGCGTTGTGGCGACAACAGCCTGCAGCAACTGAGCGAATTTGCAGGAAAAGGACTGAAGGCCTGGATTGGCCTCGATCTGGCGCAGAAAAAGGACTTTGCAGCCCTGTGCATTGTCTGGGAGTCTGAGTGGCTTCAGAAGCGGCCTGATGGCTCATATGAGCCGGTGAGTGGCTGGAACGTGTGCACACGTCTGTACCTTAACGAGCTGGCTATTCAAGAAAGTGGAAATGCGCACTTGAGCGGCTGGGCTCGGCAGGGGCATGTGCAGGTCACCGATGGCGATATCACTGATTTCGATGTGGTGGCCGATGACCTTCGCCAGTTGTGCCGCGACTTCGATGTGCAGGAGATTGCGTTTGATCCGGCCTTGTCAATGTACTTTGCCGGGAAGCTCATCGATGAGGGCCTGCCACTGGTCGAAATCACGCAGCGCGCAATGTTTTTCACACCGCCACTCTTGCAGGTGGAAAACCTTGTTCTGGAGCGCAAGCTCAAGCATGACGCAAACCCTGTGATGACATGGATGGTGAGCAACCTGGTGGTGAAGATCAGCAAATTCAATGAATTGCGTCAACCCACCAAAGAACGACCGGAAAACAAGATCGATGGCCCCATGGCCATGCTGATGGCATTGGGCCGAGCCCTGGCAGTCGCCGAGAGCAAAACCGTAGAGCAAGGATTCGTCACACTATGAACGAGCACAACACCGTTTGGAGCGAGGCGCAACGCCGCGCCGCCGTACCAGGCTCCACTGTGCTCGCGCGGTTCATGGCAGAGCGCGAAGCCTTGCGGGCCATCAGCAATGCCGCCGGCAATGGTGCCACGCAGACCTACGTGAGCTCCGACCCCTATGTGGTCGAGCTTCTGGGTGGCAACAACATGGCCAGCAGCGGCCTACACGTCACAGCCGACAGCGCCATGCGCGTATCGGCCGTGTACGCATGTGTCAGCCGCATCGCTGGCGCCATTAGCAGCATGCCAGTCAACCTGTTTCGACAGAGCGGCGGCATCAGCGAGCAGATCGATGACGACCCCATCTGGTGGCTGCTCAACGAGGAACCGACGGCTCGATTTACATCGGCATCGATGTGGGAGCAAGTTGTCAGCCAGATGCTGTTGCGTGAATCGGGCTTTGTTTACATCGGCCGCGATTCGCTGGGTCGACCACGCGAACTGATTCCATTGCCGTATGACGAGGTGAAGGCTTACCGCAGTGAAAATGGCCAGCGCCTGCAATACTCCATTGAAGACATCAGTCGCTGGGGCGCCGACCAGGATGACATGCTTCATTTCCCCGGCTTTGGTTTCAACGGTCTTCGCGCCATGAGCGTGATTCAGTACGCTGCTCGCAACGCCACTGGCAATGCGATGGCCATGGATGAGTACAGCGGCAAGTTCTTCGCTGGCGGGGCGCACCCGTCCGTCGTGTTGAGCTCTGATAAGCCCATGAAGCAGGAGCAGATCGATACATTGCGAGAGGCCTTTGCAGCCAAGTACAGCGGCGTCAGCAACGCTCACAAGCTGCCACTGGTTCTGACGGAAGGCATCAAGCACGAGACCCTGAGCATCAATGCCGATGACGCCCAGCTTCTCGATGCTCGCAAGTTTCAGGTGGTGGACATTGCCCGAGCCTTTGGCGTTCCACCCCACATGATCGGCGAGAGCAGTGCCAGCACGAGCTGGGGCAGTGGACTGGAGCAGCTGGCGATCGCTTTTGTGCGCTACACCATACAGCCGCACCTGGTGCGCATGGAGCAAGAACTCAATCGAAAACTTTACCGCCGTGTCGGCAAGGTTCTCAAGTTTGACCGCGCATCGGCCATGGCGGGTGACAGCAAAGCCGAATCCGAGGCCGATAAGGCCGGACTGGGGGGGCCTGGCGCCGGCCCCGGATGGATCAGCGTAGACGAAGTGCGGCAACGCCGTAAACTGCCACCTCTGGGAGGCAAATACGCTCAGCCCTACTATCCCGATCCCAAGGCCTCCGCCCGCGAGACCAAACCTGCCAGCAACGCTGACAACAAACCCGATCACACCACTGGAGACCAACCATGAAAAAACTCGTGCAACTGCTGCGCGACAATGCCAGCGCCGAGCGCAAGCCTATAAGCCTTCTGCGCGCCGAAAACAGTGCTGACGCCACGCTCTACATTTACGACGTGATTGATGCCTACTGGGGCATCAGCGCCAAGGAAGTAGCCCAAGCGATTGCCGGGCTGGATGCCTCCACCACACTTCACCTGCGCATCAACAGTCCTGGTGGCGACGTGTTCGAGGCCCGCGCCATCGCGGCGGCCATTTCCCAGCATGCCGGCAAAACCGTAGCTCACATCGACGGCTTGGCCGCGAGCGCAGCTACAACGATTGCCAGTGCAGCTGAAGAGGTGGAGATCGTGGATGGCGGCTTCTACATGATTCACAATGCTTGGACCTTTGCCATGGGAAACAAGCATGACATGCGCGAAACCGCCGGCTTGTTGGACAAAGTGGACGGCGCCATCGTGAGCGATTACGCCAAGCGCACTGGAGCCAGCGCCGAGCAGATCGCCGCCTGGATGGATGCCGAGACGTGGTTCACCGCCCAGGAAGCGGTGGACAACAAGTTTGCCGACCGCCTGGCCGCCTCGGAAAAGCTCACCAATCCCGGCAATAGCAGCACCAAGACATTTAACCTGGCCGTCTTCGATAAGACCCCCCAGGCCCTTTTGGACCCTCCGAAGCAACCAACCCCTGAACCTGTGGACGCCTCTGCCTGGCGTGCGCACAACGAGCGCCGACTCAAGCTGCTCGACCTGAACGCCTGACGCGCTCTCGCGTTGCGTACCAGCCGCCTTAGGGCGGCTTTTTTCATTGCTCAACCAACCCTGAAAGGAAATTTAAATGAGCATCCAAGCCCTGCGGGAGCGCCTGAACTCCCAAAAAGCCGAAGCCCGCAAACTGCTGGACGACAAAGGCTCCACCACCTGGACCGCCGAAGACAAGGCAAAATTCGACAGCCTGGTGGATGAAGCCGAGCGTACCGAGCAGCAAATTGAAGCACATCAGCGCCTGCTTGACGATCGCGCCGAAAAAGACTTCAACGATCTGCCCAAGGCCGATCCCAAAGCCAAGAAATCGGCCAGCATGCAAGCTGCCGAGATCTACATGCGCACCATGAGCCGCGACCTCACGGCAGAGCAAGTGGCATTGATCAAAAACACCATGAGCACCACCACCGGTAGTGAAGGCGGTTTTACCGTCAAGAGCGACGTGGCCAGCTCGGTGATCGAGGCAATTGCCAGCTATGCCGGTATCCGCGAAGTGGCCAGTCGCATCGTCACAGCGCAAGGCAATCCGCTGTCCTACCCCTCCAGCGATGGTCGCACCGAAGAGGGCGAGATCATCGCCGAGAACAATCCGGCCACCGATGCCGACATGGCCTTTGGCACAGTGCCATTGAACGTGTTCAAGTACAGCTCCAAGGTCATTGCAATCCCCATCGAGCTGCTGCAAGACACCACAGTGGATATCGTTGCACTGCTCAACAAGCGTGTGCGTGATCGCATCGGCCGTATCCAGAACCGCATGATGACCGCCGCCGGTACCGGCACTGGCTCGCCATTCGCGCTGGTGACGGCTGCAAGCGTAGGCAAGGTTGGTGCAACTGGCCAGACCACCACGGTCACTTACGATGATTTGATCGATCTGATCGACAGCATCGACGAGGGATACGGCGAAGATGGCAAGCGCTTCATGTTTGGTCAGACCGTGCGTCGCACGGTTCGCAAGATCAAGGATACTGCCGGCCGCCCGATCTGGACGCCCAGCTACGACCTTGGCATGAGTGCTCGCACTCCCGATCTGTTGCTGGGCTACCCGGTCCAGATCAACAACCACATGCCTGCGCCTGCAGCCAACGCCAAGTGCATCGCATTTGGCGACCTGGGTCAGTACCAGATTCGGGATGCCATGGATGTCACACTGTTCCGCTTTGAGGATTCTGCGTACCTCAAGAAAGGTCAGATCGGCTTCTTGGCCTGGTCGCGCTCTGGCGGCAACCTGCTCGACACGAACGCCGTCAAGGTTTACCAGAACAGCGCCACCTGATTTTCAGGTCAGCAAAGCACCGTCCACTCGGCTTAGTCTGAGTGGACGGATTTCAACCTAAACCGAGGTCAATATGAATACCAAACTCATTGCTCTAGTTCTGATTGCAATCGGCACCGTGCC